TCGCCAATAGTGGGACCGGCGGCACCTTGGCCGAAAACGGCATTCAGTTTGGCGGCGTCCGCGTCAAGTGCCGGCGAACCGTGGGAGCCGAAAGCGACGGACGCTTGGAACTCGCCGTCGTCTTTGACAAGGGCGGCAATCTCCGGGTCAAGTGCGCGGCCAATCTCAACAAGACCGGCGTCGGCCGTGTCTTTATGGATAAATGCCGGAATCTCCGCGACGGCGTGGTCGTGGCAAGTGCCGGCGCACGCCTTGGACGGATAGGCCAGGATAAAGCCGGCGACCGCTTCGCGCTGCGCTTGCGTCAGGCCAGCGGGGTTAACTGTGACTTGCATCATTTATTTCTCCTAAAAAGTGTTTGACTACGGGGCAACTATAAACCGATAATGACGCTACCGTCAACAGGGGTTAAATAAAAATGATTTTGAACATGGACTGCCGACATGGGCTTGCGATGCTTCCGGACAACAGCGTCGACGCGATAGTTTGCGACCCGCCGTATGGGCTCCGCTTCATGGGGAAGAAGTGGGATTATGATGTACCCGGCGTCGACATTTGGGTCGAATGCTTGCGTGTTCTCAAGCCTGGCGGCCACTTGCTGGCGTTCGCCGGTACGCGGACACAACACCGCATGGCGGTACGCATTGAGGATGCCGGCTTTGAAATCCGCGACATGATCGCTTGGGTGTACGGCAGCGGCTTCCCCAAACATCAAAGCGCACTAAAGCCCGCCTTGGAGCCCATAACCATGGCCAGGAAGCCGGCGCCCCGTGCGACCCTGTTGAATATCGACGCGTGCCGTGTGCCGCACGGGGACGACGTCAACTTGTTGGCAATTCAAAATTGCAAAACACAACAGTCTGGCGACACTGTCACGTTAAATATTCCTGGTCATACCCAGTCGACGTACGCTACCGGCGGCCGCTACCCGGCGAACCTCATTCATGACGGAAGCCCGGAAGTCCTCGCAATGTTCCCGGACAGCGCGGGGTCGGGGGGCAGCGTGCCAAACGTCAAAATTAGCGGCTACGGGGACGGAGCGGTCGGCACGGGCTCCGCTGAATACTTGGGCGGCGAACGCACCAAGGTTGATTGCGGAACCGGGAGTGCAGCACGGTTTTTCCAAACGTGCCAAAGCGTGTATAATGACGACTTATGGCAAGACCTAAACCTCCCCTCAGAACATGCGACTATTGCGGACTTCAATTTATGCCAGCAAAGGCAAGTCGCATTTATTGCTCTAGAAGCTGTAGTCAGAAAGGCACTCCCCGCGGAATCATCGTGGGACGTGTCGCTCTCGGTTCAACCTTCTACGAGCGCAACGCCGACGCAATTAAGGCAGCTAAGCGATACGCTTACGCAAACGATTCGGACTATAGGCGCCGAGTTTTGGCGAGAGTCAGAGCCCGCAAACATTACCCTGTCGCTCAACCATGCTCAAAATGTGGTGTCGAGGGGGCCGACCGGCATCACGACGATTACGACAAGCCCTTGGATATCCGATGGTTATGTCGACAGTGTCACGTTCAGCATCACGCCGACGAACTGGGAAGCTGGGGCGAAGGACTGCGAGCAGTCTACGGCGGTCGAGCTAAGTCGTTTTAAATACTGCGCCAAGGCTGGCAAGCGCGACCGCAATGAAGGCTTGGAAGACCGCGTGCCGACTTACGTCGGTCGGCACGCGGGCAGCAGCGGGCAAGAGTCTTATCAGATCAACCCGCACCCGACCGTTAAGCCAACGGAGCTTATGCGCTACCTGTGCCGCCTGGTCACGCCGCCGGGCGGGCTGATCGTTGACCCCTTCGCTGGGTCCGGTAGCACTGGCAAGGCGGCGATTCTTGAGGGTTTCCAATTCATTGGCTTTGAATTGGACCCGCAATATACCGCCATCGCCAATGCCCGCATTGATGCCGCACGCGCCAGCTTAACGGAGTCGGCTTAACCATGCCCGTCGCCCTAAGACCCTTCCAAGCTGAATTAGAGCGCCGCGTGTACGAAGCCTGGCACGGCGGCGCCGTCAATGTCATGCCTGTGGCCGCCACGGGCTCAGGTAAAACCGTCCTATTGTCAAAGGTGCTTTACGATGAACCGGGCGCCTCTATCGCCATCGCGCACCGGCAAGAGCTTGTAAGCCAAATTTCCATAGCCCTGGCCCGTAACGGCGTGCGCCATCGTGTGGTCGGTGCTAAGAAGGGTTCAAGCCTGATTCGGGTAATCAGCGCCCTACAGGTTGCGGAGCTTGGCTATTCCTTCTTTGACCCGAACGCGAAGACCGGCGTCGGCGGCGTTGATACCGTCATACGCATGGACCCTTCCGACCCGTGGTTTAAGCAAGTGCGTTTGCAGGTACAAGACGAAGCGCACCACGTCTTGAAGGCCAACAAGTGGGGCGCCGCCGCCGCACTGTTCCCGAACGCCCGGGGCTTGCTCCCGACGGCCACGCCATTGCGTGCTGACGGCAAGGGCCTGGGGCGTCACGCTGACGGCCTGGTCGACGCCATGGTCCTGGCGCCATCAATGCGGGACATTATCAACATGGGGTATTTGACGGATTACCGCATTTTTGCGCCGCCGTCCGACCTTGACCTGACCCAAGTCGCCTTGAGCCAGGCGACCGGGGACTACAACGCTGACCAGCTACGCAAGGCGGTCCACAAGTCCCACATTACCGGGGACGTCGTGGCCCATTATTTGAAGCTGGCGCCGGGCAAGCTTGGCGTTACCTTCGCCGTCGACGTTGAAGCGGCGACCGAAATTGCCGCGGCGTTCCGTGCGGCCGGCGTGCCCGCGGAAGTGGTAAGCGCCAAGACCCCGGACGCGCTCCGCTCCCAAATTCTCCGGCGCTTCAAGGCCCGGGAAATCCTGCAGCTTGTCAATGTGGATTTGTTCGGGGAAGGCTTCGACCTTCCAGCAATTGAGGTCGTGAGCTTCGCCAGGCCGACGGAGTCTTTCGCGCTCTTCTGCCAACAGTTTGGACGGGCGTTGCGCCTCATGCTGTCCAAGCAAGCCGCGGCCGTACATGCCCACTTGACGGACGAACAGCGCCGGGCGGCAATCGCGGCCAGCGAAAAGCCCGTCGCCTACATCATCGACCACGTCGGCAACGTACTCCGGCACGGGCTCCCGGACGCCCGCCGGGAGTGGTCACTAGACCGCCGGGAGCGCCGAAGCAGCGGCAAGTCGGACGCCATCCCAATGCGGGTTTGCGTCAACCCGGAGTGCATCCAACCCTATGAGCGGATTTATAAATGCTGCCCCTACTGCGGCCACTACCCGCCCCCGCCCAGCCGGAGCGTCCCGGAGTTTGTCGACGGCGACCTGTTGGAGCTTGACGCGGAAACCCTGGCCGCCTTGCGCGGGGAGATTGCCCGCATTGACGGCGACCCGGTCATTCCCTACGGCGCCGGGCCGGAAGTGGTCGGGGCCGTGCGCCGACGGCATTGGGAACGCCGGGAAGGCCAAAAGGCTTTGCGGAATGTCATTGCCTGGTGGGCGGGGCTTGAGAATGCCCAAGGCCGCGGGGAGTCCGAAAGTTACCGCCGCTTCTATCACAAGTTCGGCGTCGACGTTGCGAACGCGCAAACCCTCAACGCCAGGGAAGCCGCGGAGCTTGCGGAGCGCGTGACCGTCGAGCTTGCCAAGTTCGGTATTGACGGAACCGTCAACGCTGGGGCATACTTCTCGACTAACCCATAAAAGCGACGACCATGCCTAAAGCCTATTTTAATGAAAACGACCCGTACGCCGCACAGTGGTTACGGAACCTAATTGCCGCCGGCCACATTGCGCCGGGTGAAGTAGACCAAAGGAGTATTGAGGATGTTAAACCAAGCGACCTTGCCGGATTCACACAATGCCATTTCTTTGCCGGCATCGGGGTTTGGTCCTATGCCTTGCGTCGTGCCGGATGGGGCGACAGCCGCCCTGTTTGGACGGGCTCTTGCCCCTGCCAACCTTTCAGCCAAGCAGGCCAGGGAAATGGGTTTGCTGACGAGCGGCATTTATGGCCAGCATGGTTCCATCTCATTGGACAGCGAAGCCCTGTCGTCGTCTTTGGTGAACAGGTTAGCAGCAAAGACGCTGATATATGGGTCGACCTTGTACAAACTGACATGGAAGCCTTGGGTTACGCCTTCGGGGCGGTCCCGTTTCCGTCTGCGGGCGTCGGCGCCCCGCATATCCGCGACCGGCTTTACTGGCTGGCCGACTCCGATAGTCAACGACAGCCTTGGGTCAACGCATTGCTACACCGGGACCAATCTGGACGGGTCGCGCAAAATAGCGTTGAAGTTGCCAGGGGCCGCCAAATTGAGCGCGTGGACAACACCAACGACGCGGGATTGGAAAGATTCGGGAGCGGACATAAAACCGAGGGCGGACGGTTCGGAGAGGTTCGACCAGTTGCCCCGGCAAGATTTGCTTGCCGGGTGGACCACACCAACGGCGAACCAGCAGTCGACGCAATACGCGCAGGGCGGCAGTTGCACGGAGTTTCAGGCGTTATTGACGCAACACCCTCAACCGGCCCGGTTAACGGCAGATGGTCGGATGCTGATTGGCTCTTTTGCCGAGATGGAAAGTGGCGGCCAGTTGAACCCGGCACATTCCCGTTGGCTCATGGGGCTCCCGCCCGAGTGGGACGCCTGCGCGCCTACGGTAACGCGATCAACGCCGCGCAAGCGCAAGCTTTCATAGAAACTTATTTGGAGTGCCGACCATGAAAATTGGAAATCAAGTTAAATTCAAATCGTCCGTCGTTAAACGTTGCGGTAGCGACAAAAATATGGCCGATCTTCGAGGGGAAGTTGTCGGAGTTTTTGGCAAAACGGTTGATGTTAAATTTCAAGATCGAACGCGGGCGGTTCCTGTGGCAAATTTGGAAATTGACGCACCTATTGATAATGGATACTGGTCGCGTCAATGAGCCCCGCCGTCTACCAATGGGCCGCCCGACACGGGGTCACTATGGCCGCACTCCAAGAGCTTGCCGGGCTCTTTGGCATGCACGGCGGCCACGGCCTACCGCCGGAAGTAAAGGGCACCAGTGAAGCCGCGGTACAAGCCGCCGTTCGCCTGGAAGCCGCCCGCAAAGGGGTACGCCTATTCCGCAACAATGTCGGCGCCCTGATTGATTCCCGGGGCGTCCCTGTGCGCTATGGCCTGGCGAATGAGTCAAAGCAGGTCAACGCAGTCATGAAGTCCGCGGACCTGATAGGCTGGCGCCCAATGCTTATTGAGCAGCGGCACGTCGGCCAATGCGTTGCGCTCTTCGTGTCCCGCGAATGTAAAAAAGTTGGCTGGCGCTATACCGGCGACGACCATGAGCAAGCGCAATTGGCATGGGCTCAACTGGTCACGTCGGGCGGCGGCGACGCTGCCTTCTGCACGGGAGAGGGCACGCTATGAGCAGGGGCCTGATTTTCGATATATCCCCATATTTGCATAAGAAATTCGGGCGTCTTCTCGTCACGGGGTACGAACATCGACCGAAAGCTAATCGAGGGTCGCGCCATATGCTTGTTTGCTTATGCGAATGTGGTGCTCAAAAAGTCGTCAACCCCGGAAGTTTGCGAGACGGTATCACAAAGTCGTGCGGTTGCTTGTATAAGGAAGGAAACGTCGGGACTAAAACTAAACACGCGAATTGCACTGGGGATATTGAGCAAACGCCAGGCAATCGGACGTCGATATATCGCGCTTGGGCAAAAATCATCGGGATTTGCAAGCTAGGTAAGGAACGAAACGTCAACAAGGTTTGCCACGAGTTCGACCCGCGATGGGTAGACTTCGAGCAATTTTTAAACGATTTCCGGCAAATATCAGCCAATCAGACGATTAGTCGAGTTAACAACAAGCTACCGTGGTCGAAAGAAAATTGTTTTATCAACATCGGACGCGCTGATATTTATCGTTGACGGCCGCGTCAATAAAATACACAATACCCCGTACATTTTTCGAGTAGACAACCATGAGAAAAAAACCCGACGACCGGAAATATGAGATTTTAACCGCGGCGCTGATTGTGGCCGGCGAGCCCGGCGGCTGGTCAAAATTGACGCGAGACGCTGTGGCCCGTAAGGCGAAATGCGCCGACGGGCTTGTCTCAAAATATTTCGGCACCATGACGGCCATGCGTCGAACGATCATGAGGTCGGCTGTGCTGACTGAAAATTTGTCGATTTTGGCTCAAGGTTTGGCGATGGGCGACGTGCATGCCCAAAAGGCCGACCCGGAATTGAAGGCCCGCGCATTGAATACGCTGGCGGGCTGAATCCATGCTTAATTCAATAATTACTGCCCTACAAGGGCCGCTTTCGGCAATGGCGCAATACCGCCAATTCATCGTCTACAAATTGGTTGCGAGTCAAAGTAGACCCGGAAAGTGGGACAAATTACCGTGTGATTTTCGCACCGGCCGCGTGGTATCCGCTCATGATCCTGCGTATTGGACTGATTCCGGCACCGCATATGCCGCCGCCGCAAACTTTGGGCAAAGTTTCGGACTCGGGTTTGTTTTTACCGAATCCGACCCGTTTTGGGCACTCGACATTGACGCATGTCTAGTCAACGGGCAATGGTCGCCTGTCGCAAATCAACTTTGCCAATTGCTTAACGGGGCCGCAATCGAAGTGAGCCCCAGCGGGACCGGGCTTCACATATTTGGATCAGGTCGACCGCCTGCGCACGGTTGCAAGAATATCGCGCTGGGGCTTGAATTTTATCATAGCGGACGCTTCATGACTTTGACGGGCATGAACGCAGTCGGCAACGCTGGCGTCGACTTCTCGCATCTTCTCCCGGCGATAGTTGCCGATTATTTCCCGAACGAATCCGCCCAAGGCTTGGCCCAAGAATGGACCACCGAAGCGCGGAGCGAGTGGCGCGGACCGACTTCAGATGAAGAACTGATTAAACGGGCGTTGCGGTCACAATCCACGGCTTCCGCGTTCGGCGGTCGTGCTAGTTTTGCCGATTTATGGACTGCCAACATTGACGCGCTTTCTCGCTGCTACCCTGACCCCGTTCGGGCATATGACGCATCGTCGGCCGACGCTGCGCTGGCACAACATCTTAGTTTTTGGACCGGCGCAAACTGTGAGCGAATTGACCGCCTGATGCGACAAAGTGCCCTCGTCCGCGACAAGTGGGACAGGCATAGCGACCCATATCTTGAGCGCACCATCCTGGGGGCCGTAGGGCGTCAATTTGAAGTGCTGACGGACAAGGCCCCGGAGCCCGTGGCCGGCGCCCCTGACAGCCCCGCGCCAAGCGCCACGAACGAACCCCCAAAGCCGACCTTGGTCACGGGCTCTACCTTCGCCAACAATGAAGAGCAATTGCGCCTTTTCGCTGGGTGCGTGTATATACAGGATTTGCACCGGGTCTTGGTCCCCGGCGGCGTCATGCTCAAGCCGGAGCAATTCAAAGTTGCTTATGGTGGCTACACCTTCACCATGGACACGGCGAACGAAAAGACAACCCGGGACGCCTGGGAAGCCTTCACGCAAAGCCAGGCGTACCGCTGCCCCCGGGCCAATGCTCCTTGCTTCCGCCCTGACGAAGCGCCCGGCGCCCTCATTCAACGCGGCGGCCAGGTATTTGTTAACACCTATTGGCCGGTCGACGTGCCCCGCAAAGTTGGGGACGCGACGCCGTTCCTTGACCATTTGCGCCGGGTGCTCCCTGACGAGCGCGACCGCTTGATTCTCCTCAGCTACATGGCCGCATGCGTGCAACACAAGGGGATTAAATTCCAATGGGCACCCTTGCTGCAAGGCGTCGAAGGGAACGGCAAAACCTTGTTCACCCGTTGCGTTGCGGAAGCCGTGGGGCGCCGGTACGTGCATTGGCCGAAGGCTTCCAAACTGGCCGCGCAGTTCAATAGCTGGATGCTGGGCAAAGTCTTCTATGGCGTTGAGGATATCTATTTACCGGACAGCCGGGCGGAAGTCTTTGAGGAATTGAAGCCGATGATTACCGGCGGCGACGGCCTTGAGATTGAAGGCAAGGGCGTCGACCAAATCTCCGCGGACGTGTGCGGCAATTTCATGCTCAACAGCAACCATAAAGACGCGGTACGCAAGACGCAAAACGACCGCCGTATTTGTACCCTCTTCTCAGCTCAACAACAGGCGGCCGACCTTACGCGGGACGGCATGGTCGGGGATTACTTCCCCAAGCTGTACGATTGGCTCAGGGCGGACGGTTACGCCATCGTGTCGGAGCTTTTGCACACCTTCCCAATCCCGGATGATTACAACCCGGCAACGAAATGCCAGCGCGCTCCGGCTACCAGCTCGACCGCTGAGGCTATCGAGGCCAGCACGGGCGGCATTGAGCAAGAAATTGTCGAAGCCGTCGGCCAGGGGCTCCCGGGCTTTTGCGGCGGCTGGATTTCCTCTATCCAACTCGACCGCCTCCTTGAGCGCTTGGGCGCCGGCCGCCGTGTCACGCACTCCAAGCGCCGGGAAATGCTCAAGGCCATGGGTTACGAATTTCACCCAGCATTGCACGACGGGCGGGTGAATAATCTAGTTCTTCCGGACGGAGGAAAGCCGCGCTTATTCTGCAATGTGGCCGCCGCTGACTTCCACATTCAAGGCGCCGGAGAGGCCGCCAAGGCTTACGAGCGCGCCAACAATGCGCGGGCCGGCGTCCCCTTCCCGTTGCAAGGAGTGGCCCATGCTTGAGCGCCGACAGCCTCACACGCACGCAACATGCGGCTTTTGCATGAGGCCTAATATCATCCGGTCGCAACCGCACGAGGAGCGCGCCGGTCAACCTATTTGCCCGGAGTGCTTGGAGGATTGGGCGCGATGCTTTCCCGCTCCGACGCCCGTGCAATTTGTGTTGACACTAGATAAATAATTTATCTATAATACAACCGTAGTCCTTACAAACAACCCGGAGCGTATACCATGAAAATCGAAATCAAAAGCCACTTTGATCTTGAAATACTTTTCTCACACGAGTGCACCGACAACACCCTCGCCATTACGTTGGCCGTTGCGGTAAACGCGAAAACGAACCTGTACCGCGCGAACCTGCGCGGCGCGGACCTGCGCGGCGCGGACCTGCGCGGCGCGGACCTGTACGGCGCGAACCTGGGGGACGCGAACCTGCGCGGCGCGAACCTGCGCGGCGCGAACCTGCGCGGCGCGAACCTGGGGGACGCGAACCTGGGGGACGCGAACCTGCGCGACGCGAACCTGCGCGACGCGGACCTGCGCGGCGCGGACCTGGGGGACGCGAACCTGCGCGGCGCGGACCTGCGCGGCGCGGACCTGGGGGACGCGAACCTGCGCGGCGCGGACCTGCGCGGCGCGGACCTGTACGGCGCGGACCTGCGCGGCGCGAACCTGCGC